CTTTCCTATTGGCCGAACTGGACGTAATATCACGCGCAAAGGAGAGGGCAATTGCAAGATTCGACAGCATCGCAGCAACCGCTTGACGCACCGAGCCAGGGCGAACTGGAACAGATTGCCGGCCTGTTGTTTGGCGAGCCGGAAGCGCAGCCCGAACCATCAGCAGAAACACCCCCGGCCGAGGGAGAGAAACCCGCGGCCGAGGACACCGCGGCCGGACCTGAGAAGGACGAACCGGCCGCAATAGACCAACCTGAGAAGGCAGAGGTCGACTACGGGATGTTGATCCCGATTACTGGCGGCGAGCCGGTCACGCTTGGCGAATTGAAAGACGCCTGGCAAAACCACCAGGCCGCCATGCTCGACGTGCAGGACCGTGAAAATTCGGTACTTCGTCAAACCCAGGATTTCGAGCAGCTTTTGTCGTTCCTGGATCACCTTCCCCCCGAGGCAATTGAGGTTGCCAAGCAACGTCGCAAGGCCATGTACGCCAGGGAAATGCCAAAGTTAGCCGCGGCAATCCCCGAGTTTGCAACGGCCGAGGGCGCGCGGGAAGTGGTCAAGGTCCTGGCCGAGGCGGCAAAGGGATACGGGATCACCGAGGCCGAAATTGGCATGGTTATGGACTCGCGCTACATCAAATGGATGTACGACGCGGCCAGGCGTGAAAAGGCCATCAGGGAGGCGCGCAACAACGTAAAACCGTTGAGGTCCGCAACCCCACAGGCCGCCCAGGTCGCGACAACGCATCAGTCAACCCTTCAGCGTCTAACCGAGAAAGCAAAGCAGACTCGGAGCGCGGACGATCAGACGGCCGCGATTGACGCACTTATCAGGAGTGCATAAATGTCTACTATCTCTCATTCGGCCGCGGATGCGGTCAAATACGGCGGCGTCATTCGTGAGGACGTCATGGACAAGATTTGGGATATCTCCGGTATCCCTCTACCGTTCACCGAAATGTGCAGCAAGGGAACGCACAGCAACAAGCGCGCCGAGTTCGTCACGGACGAACTGGACCCGCCGGCGACCGATAACGCCGTAATTGAGGGCGCGGAATCGTCCAAAAACAACGGCAAATTCGGGGAGCGTCTGGGCAACTTTACCCAAATCGCGACGAAAGAGGTCAAGGTCACGGACACGTCCCAGGCCGCAAATTCCGTCGGCAACATGGCGAACCTGTCCTACCAGATCAGCCAACGCCAAAAGGAACTGCGCCGCGACGTCGAAGCGCAAATGTTGACGCACCAGGCATCCGTCGCCGGCGACGACTCGGCGATCCCGGGTATTTCGGCCGGCCTGGGCGCGCAACTGAAATCCAACGTATCCGTCGGGGCTACCGGCGCGGTCGGCGGTTTCAACTCGACGACTGGCCTGTTTGTCGCGCCGACCCCTGGGACCAAGCGCGCACTGTCTGAAACCACCATTCGCGACATTCTGCAATCGGTTTATGAGGCCGGCGGAAATACGACTGTTGCGATGGCGCGCCCGGTGGTCATCCGCAAGCTGTCGGAATACCTTTTCGGGGCAACGGCTCGCGTGGCGACCCTGACGAGTGACAAGGCGCAAAAGGGCGACGGTGGTGCACTGACGGCCTACGGTTCGGTCAACGTCTTTGTGACCGACTTTGGCCAAACCATCGCCCTGCGCGACAACAGGCTGCAAGCCGCGGATGCGGCCGGCGAATCCACCATGTATTTCCTGGATTCGACGCACCTGAAGCAGTCGATGCTGCGCGGCTATACGGTCGAGCCATTGGCCAAAACCGGCCTGTCGGACAAACGTATCATGTCCGTGCAGTATTCCCTGCTTGTCCTCAACGAGGCATCGCAGGGGGCCATTATGGCAATCGACGAAACGGCCGCGGTGGTCGCGTAGTGTATCGCCTGGTCAACATCCTTGGCCGGGCAATCGGGACCGAGGGCGGCATGGTCGCCCCCGGTCATTCGATTGATTTGGAATTGACCCCCGAGCAGTTGGCACGTTGGAGGGATTGCGGATATGCGCAAGTATTGCACCTGGCTGGACCCGAGGGCGATACCAGTACGGATACGGATGCGGCAACAGGCCCCGCGGGATATCGCGTCCGGGACGTTGCGGTTAGCCCTGCACCTGTCGGACAAGGAAGCGGAATTCCTGGAAACACAAAACCCCGAAAGTCTCGGACTACCCCCCGGGCCGGATCATGATGCAGCATGGGCGCGGTTCATATCGCACCCGGACAGCGAACCTTACAGGGTGAACAAGGTATGAAGGCCCTTATTAAGCGGCAAGTCACCAACCGAGTCGTTACCCTTGGCGACCCTATCCCGGGCCGCCAGTGGCGCGGTCCGCTTGCCGGCGCGCCGTACCACTACGAAACCAAAAACGCAGTCCCGGCGACCGCGCACATAACGGCAACGGGGACCCAGGTCCGCGTTAGTGCGTTCGATGCCCTGGGGCGCAACCATACCGGACCGCTATCGTCCCTGGATGTTGGCGACACCTTCACGGCCGGGACGCAAACCGGAACATTGACGGCCGCCCCCATTGAGACAAGCGGCTATTTCATCCTGGAACTTGACGCCTGGCCCCTGTTGCCCGACGGGGACTATTTGTGCACCTTGGGGTTCGCATGACACTACAAGACCTGAAAGACCGCATTGCGGCAATACTGCACAGGTCGGACCTGTCCGCCCAAATGGACAACTTCATCGGGGACGCGCAATTCAAAATTGAACGGCGTTACGGGATCACCTTGGCGGCCATTGACCCCATTCCCCCGCAAACCGAGTCGTTGTTCCTCTACAGTGCGCTGGAGAGTGCCTACGAGCATCTGAACAATGGCGACAACGCAAAATACTACTTCGACAAATTCGAGTTGGAGGCGGACCGCCAGAATGTCCTCAACCCGGGGACCATTACGGACAACTTTGCCGGGACGACCCCGGCGATACTGAGCGAGGCCGAGCAAAATGTCACTTGAAAGCGCAACCTACGTCGGGGACCTGGTCAAGACCAACCCGACCGGCACGGACCCGAAAAGCCAGGGCGACGATCACCTGCGGCTTATCAAGGCTGTCCTGCAGAACCAATTCGGGTCGGCAACGAATGGCAGCGTCGCGGTCCCTGGCGTCATTGAGTCAAAGGCCGGGGGCATCAAGTTCCCGGATGCCAGCGTCCAGGCGTCGGCCGGCATCACCCAGGCCGCGGCGGACGCGCGCTATGTCAATGCGTCCGGCGACTCAATGACCGGCAACCTTGTTACGTCCGGGTCGTTCAACGCATCGCCCGGCGATTTTCGAGGCGCAAGCATAACGCCGTCTGGGACGCTGGAACTGGCCGGCACGTCGCCCTTTATTGACTTCAAGACGACGGACGTCGACAACGACTTTCGGATTATTGAGTCAGGCGATAAGTCGGCCTTGAGTTTCCAGAACGCACTTGGGCAAGGCTTTGCCCTATTGGGCAACGGAGTCCTTTCGGCCAGCATGGGAATTTTGGGCTTCAGTTATGGCGGCAGCGAGGCAAGCGGGTGGATAAATTTCCCGTCCTGGTTGGGTGGATATCAATTCCGGTTCGGCTCTGCCGTCGTCACCACGAATGCGGGGGGCGGCGGATATATCGGCTATGCAGCACCCTTTAGTTCTCAGTCTGGTGTACCCGTAATCAACTATGGCGACAACGGTTGGCTCGACAATCCAATTGCCCCGATTCAGTCACAACAAGACGCCGGCGGGTTTGGTTTCCAAGCGATCGGGGGCGCAAACATCACGATTCGCGTCAATTACTTTTCGATTGGTCGCTAATCGTGATTCGCTATCTTTTGCCCCTGATGATGGTTGCCGGATGCGGACCTATCCCGGTCCAGGTCAGCAAACAGGACCAGACGCAACGGGTCGCCCAGGACGTCGCCCAGGCCGCGGATCAACAGTCATCCCATGCCAGCGAATCCAAGCAGGGGACCAACTCCATGCCGGTTATCATCATCTGCAATACGGTCAGCTCCCCGAACGGCCATTGCATCGCGCCGAACGAGGATGGGCCAGTCCAAAAAGCCATCAATAGCAACTTCAAAGGAGTGTCAAAGTGAACGAAACAGGCCAAACCGGCGTCATTGCGGACGACCACATCCCGCCCCCGTCCGACCTTACCCTGGCCGAGGCCCTGGCAAAACTTGCCGCGGCAATCGACCGCCTTGTGGCAATCATTGACCGGGATCAATCGGCGCAATGAAAAGCCCCGTCTACCAGGAATTCCAACATTGGGGGACCGTCGCGGACATTCCCCCGGAAGAGGTATCCCCGGAACGGTGGACGAGCGTCCAAAATATCGCATTCAAGGAACAATCGACCGAGCGCGCCAAGGGCTACGAGGCCTGGGCCGACCCGGTCCTGGGCAGTGGTCCATTTTTCGCAATCAACGTGATTGCAGAGGCCGAGGCCTATTGGGTCTACTGCACCGCGGACCATGTCTACGTCACAGACGGGACGCACCATTACGATATCACCCCGGCCGCCGGGTTACAGGTTGTCAACGCCGGCGAATGGACGGGGTGCATTCTCAATGGGGTCCCGGTCCTGTCGAATGGTGCGGACGAGCCGTTTTATTGGAATCTCGACACGGCCGCCCGTTGCGCAATCCTGCCAGGCTGGCCGGCCGGGTCATTCTGCAAGGCCATCCGCGCCTTCAAGTATCACCTGTTTGCCCTGGCCATCACGGACGCCGGCAACTATCAACCCGATACGCTTTGGTGGTCGGAAGGGGCCGCGCCTGGCGCAATACCGCAAGCCTGGGTCCCGGCCCCGGACAACGACGCCGGCGACATGACCCTGGCCGATACGTCGGGGGCGATTGTCGACGGCTTGTCACTTCGCGATACCTTCATCGTCTACAAGCAATTTTCCTGCTACGTCCTGAACTATGTAGCAGGTCAATATGTATATACACAACGTAAGCTATTCCTGACGACCGGACTGCAGTCCTGCAATTGCGTGGCCGAGTTGAACGGCGAGCATTGGGTATTCACCGGCAACGACGTTATCCGCCACGACGGGCAATCATTCCGGTCCGTGGTCCAGGACAAGGTCAAGCGCGCATTGGTCGAGTCGATTGATGCGTCCAAGGTCCTTTTGTCTTGCGTTACCAGTCGGATTCGCGACCAGCAATTTTGGGTGTGCATCGCGACCCAGGGCGAGGCCTGGCTAAACAAGGCCTACGTCATCAACACAAACACCGAGGACGTCGGGGAAATTGAATTGCCGGGCCTTGCGTTCGTGGCGCGCGGCATCGTTACGGCGGCGGCCGGAAATTCCTGGGACAGCGACGCCGGGGAATGGGATGCCGACGTGTCATTTTGGGATCAACAGGCATACACCCCGACCGAGGACAGCGTCCTTTTGTGCGACCCGGACGCAAATAAGCTATGGAATCACGGACT